TATTATCAAGTAGGATTGCAGACACAATGTCGGTAGCAGGCCCAGCTGGAGTAATAAGTTCAAACGCCGCAGCAGGTATGAGTGCTCCTGGAGTAGCTGGTACTGGTGTCCTTTATGATGCAAATATGAATCCAATACGACCTGGTCTTATTGATGGTTTTAAAAAATTTTTTGGTTTTGGTGATGATACCGCTGACGCTGCTGTTGAATTAAGTTCAGCTTATGGACCACAAGGAAGTCCTGGTTTTTTCCAGCAAGTAGGAAATTTCTTTAACGCACCTCGATCTTGGATTCCTGGTGTTTCAGGAACTGGATCGAATGCTACAGGATTTTTAGGTGGTGGAAACCCTGGTCAAGGTATAACAAGTATAGGTAATGTTCTCGGAACTGTTGGTGGTGTATTATCTTTAGCTGACTTTATTGACGATCCATCTTTAGCATCTGGGCTTGGAACTTTAGCGGGAGCTGGAGCCTCTGGTATAACTGGATTGTCTACAACAGCAGCTGGAACACAAACATGGCTTGGAGCAGCAGCCCCATGGCTCGCAGGTGCAGCTTTGGTTGCTAGCCTTTTAATGAACAAAAAACCATCTAACAAAACAGGCTACACATCAATTGACTTAGATGAATTTAAACCGTTAAGTTTTGGTATGGAAGGTAAAAAATACAGTCAAGAAAATGTAGATCAGACAACAAAAATAATGGAACCAATAATTCCTTTAATTCAAGAACTTGAAAAACAATATGGCGTTGATTTAAAAGGTGATATTCAAGTTAACTATGGTGGTAGAGATGGTCTTGCATATAACATTGGTAACAGAGATGTTACAGGATTTAGACAAAGATTAGATTATTTTGATGGTAGAGATCAATCAACACGAGATGGTGGTTCTATTTATAGAAAAACATTTAAAGGTGAAAATGCCGGTAAAGATTTTTACAAATCTCTGTTAGGTGATTTAGAAACATTAGCTAAACAAAAACAAGCTGGTGGTGGAGGAATTATAGACCTTGCTAATTATAGTGGCGTACAAAAAGCACCTCAAAACATTTCACCAGAACAGTTAAGAGCATTAGCAGCAAATGTTAATTTCTAATGAAGAAAAAAAATGTTGTAAAGAAGTGCCTTTAGAACAGAAAACGGTTGACTATAAGTGTCAGGGCGTGTGTAAATCAAGGCCAGAGGAGAGTAAAGAGAAATGAGAAATGAGACAAACTTTACGAGACCTTTTAGTTATTTTTGTATCAGTAGCAGCTGTTAGTTCTATTGTTATAGCTGAGGACAGCAACATAACAAATACTACAACGACGACTTCTACTGTTACTAGCAATAATACCAATACAAATAATAATACTAATGTGAATCAAAGCACTAGCAACAACACTAATACCAATTGGAACACCAACAACACGACAATTTCTCAGACTAATAATTCCACATCGAACAATACAAATGTGAACACATCAACGGTGACGAGCACGATTAATCAGACGCAAAATGTTAACAACACTTCTTTGATAACTAACAACGCAACTTCAGAAAATACCAACTTGAATACCAATAATTCAACAAATGTTTCGACAAATACTAACAACAACAACAATGTCAGCTCATCAACTTCCGATGTTACAACGAGCAATCAAAATGTGAACACAAATAACAATACTTCACAAAATGTGAACACAAATAACTCAACAAGCAATAGTTCACAAAAGGTGACACAAAGAGTTAAAAGTCCGCCTCCGTCAGCGGTGGCCCCTTCCATCATGTCCTATTCCCAGGACCTATGCACTTCGGGGGCCTCATCGGCAGTCCAAACACAGTTCTTTGGTATATCTACCGGAAGAAGTGTACGGGACGAAAACTGCGAACGCTTAAAACTTTCCAAAGGTCTCTATGATATGGGGATGAAGGTTGCAGCCGTTGCTTTACTTTGTGAGGATGCTCGCGTGTGGCGTTCGATGATGCAAGCGGGAAGTCCCTGTCCGTATCAAGGCAAGATAGGTGAAGAGGCAAAGATTGCGTGGCAAGAAAACCCACAAGACAGACCAGACTGGGATGAAGTAAAAAAAGAACTTACTGGTTATGAAATAAAAGCATATAGAAAAGGCGACTTCTGTAAGAAGTATCCTAAGCACAAGATATGTTCCGGCTAATCACACTATTATTTTTAACGACATCGGCATGGGCAACCGATCCTGTATTTACGATTGGTGCTGATCCTATCATTGATATAACTGGAACTGGCCAAGGATTAAGCCTTGGAGACGATAACATGTCAGGGATGAAAAATATCGGTTTCGATTTCACCTTCTATGATCAGACTTTTTCTC